CCATGTCCAGCCCTTCTTGTGAAGATGGGCCGTGCCCGACCATGAGCCAGACACGACCCAGACGATCAAACGAATCAGACTAGAACGGCGATCCGATAGATCCCCAATTCACGTCATCCATGTAAGTCACGGCCGTGGACCTGAGTTTCTTCCAGTGGATCTCGCGCTCCGCACGAATACCCACTGAATTGGTCTGCCAGAGACTGACCGACGTGCTGCCCGTGCCGGCGGTCGAATCCTGTGAGGGAGCGTCGTCCATCTGAATCGACGCCTCGCGGCTCACGTCGATCGAGACGCTCCCATCATCGGCCAACGCGATGTTCTCGGCGCTGAGGGCGACGACCATGTTGCCGAAGGATGCCCCGCTCGCAAGATACTGCGACGCCAGCACAGGGATGCCGGCGAGCGAGCCGCCCGTCACGGTCATGCCCTTGAATGACTCCTGCCCAAGGCTGTTCTGCATGAGGGACAAGGTCAGCGCCAGCGTGTTCGGCATGAGCAGCACCAACTGGCTCACGTCATAGCCGTTCAAGATAAATGGCGCAATCAGCGCTTGGACGTCAGTCAATACGTTGGCCGCCGAGGTGCCCGCCGAACTCAGCGCGGTCACGCCGTTCGTGATGGAGGCGGGGTTGACACCGGACGACACAGCCACGGCCGGATCGATGAAGTCCGCGTCCATCTTCGCCACGACCGCCTTGGCCAACTCGTCTCGGACCAAGCCTTCCGCGCCGGGCCTTGAAAAGCGCGCCAATTCCTCGGTGATGACACAGATCGCCGCGATCTTCGTGAACAGCAACGTGGCGCTGGTGGTGTTGAATTTCGTCACCGGCTTCGCTTTGCCCTCACCCACCCAGTTCGCCGACGCGCCGCTGGTCTGGCTTTGCACCTTGACGTTGAACGGAACGCGCTTCAGGGACGGAATCTGCACACCGTTCTGATTCGTGCCGAACCGATCGACCAGGGTCTTGGGGCGCAAATACTCGAGGAACGCGGAGTCCAACACCTGGGCCGGCGGCAACAGCGCGGACGCAAAGTTGGAATCCGTGGTCGTGCCACCAACGACGGCCGTCTTCTGCTGGAAGTACCCCTGGAGCAGTGAACTGTTCGGATAGCGCGCTTTCGCGACATCCATCGGGGTGACGAAATTACCCTTCTGGAATTCCAGATACGAGTGCGCCTTGCAGAGAATCATCGCCCCGAAGGCGATATCCGCCGGCATGGTGTCCTTGACGGTAATGACCGTGCGACCCTCACGAGAGGCCGCCCCTTCGGCTGGCGTGCCACCCGAGACGACCTTCGCCGCCGCCTCGTTCGCCTTCTCGCGCGCCCGCAGACGGACGATGTGCTCGTCCAGTTCCTTGATTTCGACCAGCAGCGTGTCGTACTGCTCTTTCTGCTCCGCATCGAGCGTCACGCCTTCGTCTGACGACTTATCGATGATGGCGTCCTGCTCCGCCTGCTTGGTCTGACGGGTTGCTTCAAAACTCTTGATCTGATCGGTAATCGGTTTCGGCATCTTTCGTTCCTGCGGTGTCATGAGTTTCACGACACGCGTTGGGGCCGAAGCGCCGGCCGATTTCGTGTCTGTCGACTGGTCGCCACCAGCCTCATTGCCATTCGCGGCGAGGCCGGTGTCGAGTGACTTGATCGTGTGAATAACGGCCGAGGCGTTCGCCGGAACGGCCACCAGAGAGAGTTCGAGGACTTCGGTCTTGGTATAGCGGAGGCCCCCGGACTTCAGGATCTCTACGCCATCCTCCAAGGCTCGGAAGCCGATAGAGACGCCAGCCAGGAGGCCGGCCTTCACCGACTGCCAGGCCTCCGTGACGCGATCTTTCAGGGTGCCTGGCTCGGCGATGTCTGGAATGTGCGCCTCGAACGGGATGCCCTTGTTCGTCGGCGTGCCAAACAAGACGGTCCCAACGGGACGCCGCGAATCGTGGTACAGCAGCAGTGGCAAGCGCTTGGCGTAGGTCACACCGAGCGGCTCCACGATATCGCCTTGGCGATCTACCTCTGGGGTGGTGGCGATGCCAGTGAGGACACGCCGATCTTGGTCAACGCTCTTCACATTGAGAAAGGAATAGGCGCGATTCAACACCACGCCACGCTCTACTGGCACATCTTGCAGTGTGCCAGCGGTGTAGGCGTCCGTCCGTATCGTAGGAACTAAATAGATCTAGGGCCTGAGCTTGAGGACCAACAACTGGCGCACCACGGAGGACACCGACTCCCCGCGTCGATTCGCCAGGGCATTTAATTGATCGTAGGTCGTGGTCGGGATCCACGTCGTCAACCGGGAACCTGGCTCTGACAACACGGATCGGTTGCGGCCGCGCGGAGCCGCCTTTATTTCGCCCGCGGATGTCGTGTAGTCGCTCACCGCTTGCCCCCGAGCGTCAGCATCCTGAACTCAGGCGGCTTCGGCGGATCCATCGAGAGCACCTTCTGCCCCATGATCATCGCGATGGCCCCGTCCACACGCTTTGAGGCTCGCTTCGGCTTCACCGGCCGGATGCGGCCGGCATCGTCGGTCTTCACCGCGGCGTTCTCCCAGTTCCAGCGCAGCACCCGATGTCCATCGTGATGCACACGCTTGCCCTTGATCAGCGCCTCGACGATCTGCGCAGGCTCGGACAGCATCTTGTAGTTCTGCAAGACCTCGAGCACATTGAGCCCGGCGACGTCGCGTAGTTTGGTTGCTAAGTCCGTCGCGAACGCGGGGTCATACCCGATCGTCCCCTGCTTCAACCGGGGGTAACGCGGCACGATCTTAGTCGTGATGTCGGTGTAAATCCGGCTGTAATCGATCACGTCCCCTTCGGTCACTGTGATCAGCCCGGCATCCTTCCAGAGCGAGTAGGGGACCTTGTCGTCATGCTCGTGCTGCTGCAGCGTGTTCTCGGGAATCCAGAAATACGGCCGCACGAACAGCTCGTAGTTGAGGGAGATCATCTTCTTCTCAACTTGGCCTTCGGCCTCTTCGGAGAGGACCGTGATCTCCTCCGCCGCGCCAGGCAGCCACTTCCGGAAGACCACACAGAAGCAGGCGAGGTCCCATTTCTGCGCCAAGTCCAGGCCGGCGCCGCACTCGAGGGTCAGTAGCAACGCCTCGTCGAGCAGCCCTTCGCAGGCGTCCCACCACTCGATCGGGATCCAGGCCGTCGCCTGGTTCGCCCAGCGGTTCGTGTGGTAGCGAATGAATGCGTTGCGTTTCCTCGGCTCGTTCTTCGCCTCGAGCGCCCCCTCGAGCAGCGTCTTGAGCTCGATCGTCGTCCCGGCGCCTGGATTTACCCTCGCCAGCACAGATGGATCCGACCAATCTTCCTTGGTTCCCGCCTCGAAAATCACCGGGAGATGCCGCTCGTCAGTGATCGCACCGCTCAGCACCCGGCGGGCGTAGTCGTATTCTTCGAAGCAAATTGATTCATCATCGTCACCAGCCGTCGTGATCAACAGAATCAGCGGCTGACGTCTGGCGATAACGCCGCGAGTCAGCGTCTCAAAGAGGTCACGATCTGGCTGCGCGTGCAGCTCGTCAATGATCAGGCAATGAATATTCGGCCCGTGCTTCGTCGCAGCCTCAGCCGACAGCACTTGGAAGAACGCGGAAGGGTCATCCCGGCGCACAATCCGATTCCGGAAGACGATCAGCCGCTTCGCGAGCGACTGATTCCCCTCAACCATGGATTTCGCCGCATCAAAGAGAATCCGGGCCTGCTCCCGATCGGCGGCCGCCACGTACACTTCCGCGCCAGGCTCGCTATCCCCGAGGAGCATGTAGAGCGCCAGGCCGGCGATCAGCTGCGTTTTCCCGTTCTTTTTCGGAATCTCGATGAACGCCTTGCGGAACCGCCGGCGGCCGTCCACGTCCACCCACCCAAAGATCGGCCGCAGGATCAACTGCGATTGATAGTCGAGCGGCGCGAACGGCTGCCCGGCAAACGCGCCCTTGCTGTGACTGCAGAACCGAGGAAAGAATGCACACACTCGGTCGGCCAGGGCTGGCTCAAAGTGGTACTTCCCGCCCATCCCATCGATCGGAATCGTGACGCCAGGCCACCGCTCAGTAGGCGGCGGTCCACCGCCCCACCAGGCCGCGACCGGCTCAGCGACCGCCGGCGACACGTGGCCCTCCGAAGAACGCGTCATCGGCATCGACTTGCGGGACAGGCGCTTCGATCACAGGTTTGCCAGCCGGCGTCAACATGAACTGGAGTTCGTAGGAATTGATCTGCTTGAGCAGCCCGCGGTGGTTTGAACCTCCCACGCCGGAACTCTTCGCCTCGTTCCGCTCGAGCACGACGACTCGGCAATACCTCTCGAAGGAGAACGCGGTGGACCGCGTCAACGTCCCACTCTTGAAGGCGTGCGGCGCCTGCTTCAGCCAGACAGACCGCTCTTCGAGGCCCAAATCATCCGGCGCGTCGAATTCCTCGACCTCGATCGGGCCGTTTGTGGTTGGCAGACTCGGCGACGAAGGGTGCGCCAGCACGCGCGCACCAAACGACGCGCCACCCTTTGGCTTTGGCTTTCGACCAGCCCCAACGCGCGCGCCTCCCCTACCCATTGCTTTGATTTATCCCCATACCACACCGACAGTTACGCCAGATTCAGCGCCCAATCAAACCTGAATTCAGAAACACTGGAAGCCCTTTTCGAACACGTCGGAG